GTTGCCCAACTACATTTGGTTTTGTTATACATGTTGTACTTTTCACTATAATTATTCGATATATGATGGATTTGCACTTATAGATAGATTTTTTTGTTTTTGTTTTTATAAACCAAAAAACATGGTTTTCAAAGAGAACACGTTTTCACACATAGACAAAAAATAATATAAAAAATTGAATAACTTTATTTTCTCATATTGTACCGTATATTATCATATTTTATATGATAAAATGTTTGGGAAAGGACAGAAATGGTGATGTATGTCGCAATAATCAGTTGGGTGAGTCAAACTTCTGTAAGTTTCATCAGTATATGAACGATTACAGTGATGATATGTTATCAAAATTGCAAGTTTGTGGCGGATGTAAAAAGATGTATTATTTTGAGAACGTGACAAAAACATGTGATAAATGTAAACAGCGAGGTAAAAAAACACGTAAAGAAACGAAATCCAACTTAGTATTATGTGATAAACAAGAATGCAATTTCAAAAGGAGTAAAGAAAACAAATATTGTGGTAAACACCAGTTATGTATTTTTGAAGACGAAACGCTAATGTTAAATAAGCGAGTATGCTTTAATTATATACGCGGTTGTCGTGCTCAACTTGATATAAGTTACAAATATATTAAATGCAGTGATTGTTTAGAGACTGACCGAGAAAAAGACAAGATGCGGCGCGCAGGCATTGTTGAGAAAAATAACAACCTTACAGAAGGCGAATCTAAATATTGCACTACATGTTGCAAAGAACTAACTCTAGACAATTTTGTTGGTACACTTAATGATATTACAAAAACATGTATAACCTGTAGGTCTGATAATAAATTGCAGGATTCTAGAAGAGATAAAGAGCACAGAAACGCAACTGTTCGAAATAATATAAGACCTCAGTATTCTGCATACATAAAGGGTGCAAAAGAACGAAACCTAGAGTTTAATATAACCTTTGAACAATATGAAATTCTAGTAAAGAATCATTGTTATTATTGTAACGCAATACAAGAGCGCGGATTTAATGGCATAGATAGAAAGGCATCGCATATAGGGTATTTAATAGAAAATTGCGTTAGTTGCTGCCAAATGTGTAATTATATGAAAGGTCCATTAAGTGTTACAGTATTTATAAATAGAATTGAACATATATTAACTCAACAAAACCTGATAAATGGTAAATTGTTTCCACACTGTTTCGCAAACCATAAAAAATCATCGTTTGTTCAATATAGAACCCGAGCAATTAATTTTGGACGCGAATTCTTATTGAGCGAGATTGATTATGACAATATAACAAAAAATCCTTGCTATATTTGTGGAAAGCTAAATGATAGCAATAATGAGAACGGAATAGATAGGTTAGATAATAAAAAGGGATATTCTTTAGATAACGTGAATGCTTGTTGTGCTGAATGTAATTACATGAAGATAGATTACAGTTTTGGTAATATGATTCAGAAGTTTATTCAAATATATGACTTACACAAATCAACAACGTTTGAAAATGAACTAGTACGAACAACCCGGTTTTGTTATTAATATAAAACTTAGTGTCTTATATTAATTTTTTATTTGGTTTTTATTGTTTTTTATAATTATTATTTTTTGTTAGCATATATGCAGCTGTTTAGTTGCTGTATGCCACGCCCGCCCGACGTGGTCTTAACCCCTAAGTTTCCCTAGGGGACGGACTGTATCTTAACCCGACTCAGGCTGCTTAGGCCTTCATAGTCGAGCAACTACCGTTCAGTCTCTGACGGCCAACCATAGACTAGCATGTTTCTTAGCGTCTTTAGGTTGTAACCATGCGGATTGCCCAATCTTCAACATTATTACTATACCGGAGTTCTGTTCTCCGCCATATACTGGTTTCCCAAGTATACTTAGTAGTTGAAGCTCTAAGGGGTTCCCCGAACAACAAGTAGTTTCGCAGACCTGACTAGATAGTCAGCATCTACTAACAATTGGCTTAGTATTACCAGGAGCGCAAGCGAAGTTTCCACAAACAGAGCCTGTTTGTTTGTGGCGCATTGTTTTTTGGCACAGCGATTTATTTCTGTTTATGCCAGACATGACACGGAGGACGTTGTAATTTACAGCGTATACACGGACCTTGGCGGTCGCGGTTCCAGCAACGGTGCCGGCAGAGAGAACGAGTTGGAGTACGGCGTTGTCAATGCGGGAGAAGTTGCAAGATCCGCTGGGTTGATGCTCTTCGGGGCGAAGGGCAAAGGAGTATACGTTGATACCCGTATCGGGGTGACGGGTGTGGTGTTGGAAGGGTTGGACTACGTCGAAGTAGCTGCCCTCACGCTCAGAGAAGCGGTCTTGGCCGTTGAGCTGGAGCTTGGCAGTTACTACGGGGTTCTCACCCCAGCAGTGCATGTCGAGGGCCGTCTCGGCGAGGACAAACGTGCCCGCATCGGAAACCGCGGAACCAGCAGGGTTCGAGGCTTGGTATTGGTTAACGAAAGGAAGAGCACTGTTGACGTTAAGTGCATCAGCGCCAACGTCAACAGCGCCAGGGAGCTGGAAGAGACCAGAGGCGTTGATAAAACCTTGGTTGGAGCCAGCAGCGCCGACGTTGACCTCGTTGGGTCCACCGAAAGCGGCGATGGAAGGAGGAAGGGCATCAATGGCATCCGTGTAGTTGAAGGGCTGGGCACCGAGCGTGCGGAAGAGGACTTGGGCAGCATCTAAAGATGAGCAGTAGTCAACGTTGGCATCGGGCTGGACAACCCAGATAAGCTCCTTGCAAGGGTGGTTGAAGTTGAGCTTAATCTTGTTGGAGGAGGAGCCGACAGACTCGTCACCCGTGAACTGGAGCTGCTCGATGAGGTACTCGTGGGGGTTCTGGGCCATCTTGCGGCGCTCATCCGTATCAAGGAATACGTAGTCAACGTAGAGGGAGGCAGCAACAAGGGATTGTTGGTAAGCCATGCTTACGGATTGGGTGCCGGCTTGTTGGTTAAGGCGGCTAACGGCCCAGAGGCACTCACCAATGGGGCGGAAATCAATGTTGATTTTGACTTCATGATATTGTAAAGCGATCAAGGGCAACGCAAGACCAGGGTTGCGGTTGAACCAGAATTGGAGGGGAATGTAAAGGGTGGTCTCAGGGAGAGCGTTGCGGGGGGCGCAAACTTGGGAAGGTCCGCCGGCAGCCGCGCAGGGGCCAGAGACAGAGGCAAAATCGGGGTCAATCATGTAGGTAAGTTGGGTGGTGTTGCCAATCATCTTCCAGTAGCCCTTCTGTTGCTCAGCAGACATGGTGAGCTGGTTCCAGATGTGCATCCAGTCACCGTATTGGCGGTCAATGCGTTGGCCACCAATCTCAACCTCAACTTGGGCGATGATTTGCTCACCGATGTAGTTCAACCAGCGGGCATAGACATCACCAACGCTGCCCTTCAAGCCCTGGTTAATCTCGGGAAGGGTGAGTTGGAGGTAGGTGCGGTAAGCAAGGTCACCATTACGGGAGATGGTGCAGGTTACACGGCGACCGAAATCGGCTTGGCCAGAGAAGGTCTGCTCGATGGATTCAATCGCGAAGTTGGTGTGGCGTCTGTAAGACACCTTCCAGAAGGTAATTTCGGGGGTTCCCGTGAGGAACACGTCTTGGGCGCCATAGGCGACGAGTTGCATAAGTCCACCAGCCATATCTTATCGATATTATAGAGTAGTCAGAGAAAATAATTCTGGGAAAATAAAATAAATGTTTTATTTTATTTTTGTTTTTGGTTGATTTTCCTAAATATACAAAATATCTAATGATTTGCGATATGCTTTTTATGTGTTTTAGTACGTTTTTTGGTGCGTTTTTTTGATGATTTAGGGCGTTTTGATTTGTTGCGCTTAGTTTTGCGGTGAGTTGTTTTTGTTTTTGTTTTGTTGCGTTTTGATTTGCGTCTTGATGTTTTTGATTTGCGTTTAGTTTTGTTGCGTTTTGATTTTCGTCTGCCGCCGCCAGGCATGTTCGTTTCTTCTGGTGCTGGTTTTTGGCCTTGTGCTGGTTTTTGGACTTGTGCTTGTGGCAGCCAGGCGCCTGTGGCTGGTTCTGATGTTTTTGTTCGAATTTTTTTATTTATTCCGGGTACTTCTGGTGTGTTTCTTTTGTTCGATAATTGACTATTATCTTTCCTTTCAAATTCCATTCCTGCTCTCTCTCTCTCTCCCTCTTCATCTTCATCTTCATCTTCACTATCACTCATCTCTTCATCTCCTTCATCCTCTCCCTCTTCCTCTTCATCTTCCACTTCCTCTCCCTCTGCAATTCCTTCCTCTTCCTCTTCATCTTCCTCTTCCTCTTCATCTTCCTCTTCCTCTTCATCTGCCTCTGCCACTCCTCCTGCATCTGCCTCTGCCACTCCTCCTGCATCTGCCTCTGCCACTCCTCCTGCCTCTTCCTCTTCCTCTTCCTCTTCCTCTATCATTTCCTCTCCCCCTCCTGCTCCTGCATCGCGGAGCTCGATGCATTTTTTGTGTAATAAATAAAGAAATTCTTTTTTTTTAATTTCCTCATTTAATTGTTTAACAATTTTGAATAAATTCTGTTGGCCGGCCTTGTCACGAATAAGCGCTTCACTCTTTAAACTCTCTAATAATATTCCGAACATTTCGTTAAACATATTTATACGGTCTTCAAATTTCAAATTTTTTTCAGTATTAATAGAATTAGCAGCGTCAGTGATGGCAGCATTAGCGACGGCAGCCTTAGCAGCATCAGCATCAGCATCTTCATCTTCATCAGCATCAGCATCTTCATTTTCATCAGCAGCAGCATCTTCATCAGCATCTTCACCAGCACCACCAGCAGCACCAGCACCAGTCCCAGCCCCAAAACCACCACCAGCATCATCAGCTTCAGTCGATTGAACTTCCAAGGTAACTTCGGGAGGGTGTTTTACACAACCATCTTGACTGTATTGTGGCTGTTGTTGAAGTGTTGTTCCTTTGCATGCATCGTTACAAGCAACATCCTTCATTCTTGTTATTTCATTACCTTCAAAAATTGACATTAAAACAATGTCTGCCATATCATAAAGAATTTCATAAGAAAAAAAAACTGGACTGGTGGTGGGGTTATATCTTAATCTTATTGTTTTTAAAACTAATTTATACAATAAATATTTATATTGCTTTAGGGTAATGTCTAATTTTTTAATAAAATCATTCAATTTATTATCGGGGTCATTACAAAATGTTTCTACAATATGCCGCGCAAATTCTCTTACATTTTGTTCTCCTTTTTCCTTCCCAATATCAGTTGTATTTGAATAATTTTCAATTACTTCTTTATAAATATCTAAGATTTTACCTTTTGATGTCAACATTACTAATCCAAATGGTCCCCAGCTTTTTTTTTTAAAAGTGTGGTGGTCGTTAGACCATTCCTTAAAAATACCTATGTCAGGAACTAAAGTTCCTTGCGGAAACCAACTATTAGAAAATTTAGTAGGATCATCAATAAACGCTTCTAGTGCGGCTTTATGATACTTTGTTAATTTTTCAGTTTCAGTTTTACAATGAATCAATATATCGTTTAGTAAATACGCTAATCTAAATAAATGCCTTATCATGGTGTCTTTTTCGGGTTGCGACAGAAATTGTAATTTATTTACCTGTAAAAATATAGTTAATAAAAGTTTATTCATTGATATTTTTTCACGTGGATTGATTCCGACGTCTTCACTAAATACAGAACAAAACTCGGAACTCTCTTGATTAACTGGCAAAAGAGAATCTAATACAACGATATGTTCAGAAATTTTTTGTATTAAAATATTTTTAATTTTTCCTTTTTTGACATTATCAAAAAAATTTGCTTTACTTAATATTTTATCAATTATGGCAAGTATTACATCAAGTAATTTTTTGGGAACATATTGCCCATGGTCTAATGTAAGACATCTAAAAACATCTTCTGTTGTATGATTAGAAGAAGAACCTCCTCCTGCCCCTACTTCTTCTCCTTCTGCTGCCATTGGCATTGGCATTAGCATTGCTTGGGCACTCATCTTTAATAATAATTTAATTAACTAAAATATTATTAGATTATATTTCAACGCTTTTTGCGTGTGCACCTAAAATTCGCATCTCGCTCATATCCATCCTTGCATTCATTGACACAACGTCTTGTCTTCGGGTTGCGCTCTTTCCCCTCAGGACAAGGCGTAAAAAAAAGTTTGTTTTTAATAATATTCGCTGGCTTAGATTTTATGCACCGGCCCGTTTTCGGGTTACGCTCTTTCCCGGGTGGGCAAGGGGCGTCTAAATCTTTTACGGGCTTAGATTTAATACATCGCCCCGTCTTAGGATTAATTTCTTTTCCATCGGGGCATGGTTTTGGCTCTGCGTTTATAAACTCGGGGTCGAATTTCTTAATACGTTTGACTACCGCGGGCTTTTCGGCCCTATGTTTATGTGCGGACGTACCATTTACGACAATATGGTCTACAATTTCCTTATCATATTTTACTAATAACCCATGTCTCATTAATGTCGCTTCATATTCACTTATTAATTCGTCTACAGTATAACGTGAGCTAATCTGGGGTGAAATCATAAAACGGAAAATTTGTGCCAAGTCAAATGCTAAAAAAGCATCCAAATGTTTTATAGCTACAGCAAACCAATAGTTCATCGCCATTCCCACGCCATATAAATCAATTGTAGAAACCGATTTCTCTAAGAATGCTTCATAACCCATTTCGTTCATATCGCGGCGAACGGTCACCTCATAACCAGACATATATTCATTGAATTTATATTGATAGTCTGAATCAGACAAAACCTTAGGTAGCACATGCCCAAAGAAATATCCCAAATTCTTTGAATGTGGACCGTTTGGGTTTTTTAAAGTTGAAATCGCCGTTTCCATCATACTTTTATGAGACATAGTGACATCAAATAATCCTTTGTTAATATATCTGAGCTCCCATGGATAAGACCAATGGAAAAACGCGGATTTGCATTGGCCTTTCCTGGCTTCCGTCATTATCGTGCGTTTTGATTTCATCATACCAAAATCAATAAAATTCAAACGCCCCGCTGCAGCATTATAAACAATATTTTGGGGTTTTAAATCGTGATGTACGAGATTCTTATCTAAGAAGAGTTTGAGACCAGCAAAGAGTCTAAGGGCTTCTAGAGCAAATTTCTCGCAGTTCTCAGTGCTCATTTCTGATTTCGGCCATGAGCGCATTTTATCCGTATAATCGACAATATTTTCGCCGCCATCTTCCATAAGAATGAGCTGGTATTTGTCTAGTTGGCGAATTGCATCCGAGCCAATTTTGCAATATCTTATGGCGTTTATATTTGAGTACGTGTCGTTGACTGGGCAATCCTCGGGTTTACCTAAATAGAATTTGTTTTTTTTGTCAGCATTTGAAACTTTGGAGTATTCGGCAATTTCTTTTTTTGCGTCGGACTTAGATAATAATTTGGATACTTTGTTTATATATGATATTCCGGGCTTGTCTTTGCATTCTAAACTAGGTTTAAGAACACAACCAAATGTGCCTTCGCCTATTACTTTTGGGTCCATTTTGATATAGGTTTCTTAATATATATAGATATTTTAGTTTATTTTACAAGTATGATTAAAAAATAAACCGGGTTTAGTCATGTTTTTTAGATAAAAAATCGCCACTAAAATTTGATACTAAGAATGTTTCTAAATAATTTTCTTGGAATATTTCGCGGCGGTTCTCGTGTTTTTTTGTAAATATATACGAGTCTTGTGATTTTTTGATAGACCAACCTTGTTCTAATGCATTTTGGATGAAAATCATTTTTTTGTATTGAGATTTAGTTAATTGTATATTTTGGTCGGTTGGTACGTCGAGTTTTGTAGTGGACATTTATATATTTTCTAGATACACGCTTTTTGCGGTATTTACGAGTTTTTGATTAACCGTTCAATATTGTCTTCTCGTTTTTTTATTTTTTATCACATAGTTTCTTTTAGTTTTTTTTTTAAGTTTGTTTTTTCCACCAAAAAAACTCAATGTATCTCCAGTTAACCCAAAATCTGATAATTCTGCATCAGATAAAAATCTATCAATTTCTTCGTCTGTATATGTTTTATCTGTAAATAAACTTATTATTATCGCGACATCATTATCGTCATATTCTAAATATGCTTCTTTATCTTCTAGATTTAACGTTACTAAGACAAGATATTTTAAAAATTTTTCTAATTCAGATTCGCTTGGTATACCTTGTTTTTTTTCATTAATCAAGTCTCTATTTAATTTTGCTATCTTCTGGAAAACGGTAAGATTTGATTTAATACTAGTTAAAAATTCAGCATTTTTTTTAAATCTGGGTATAAGTTCTCCAAATAATTTTTCGCATAATATTTCCATAGGGCTTTTCTCTCTGCGGCTTTGTTCCTTAAGGCTTGCGCTTGGGCTTGGTTCAACTTTTACTCTGGCTTTGGCTCTCTCTTCTTGTCCACCAGCTTCGCCTTCTTGTCCACCAGCATCAGAGCCACCAGCATCAGAGCCACCAGCATCAGCACCACCAGCATCAGAGCCATCAGCACCACCAGCTTCGCCTTCTTGTACACCATTGTCGTCGCCTGGTCTTACTCTTTTATTTTTTTGTTCTGTTGGTCCTCCTAATTTTTTTAATTCGTTTAATACCGCATTTGACAATTCACGTAATTGATACATATGTATAATATTTTCTTTTACAATATCAAAACTTATAGAAATTCCGTTATTTTCTAAAAGCAGCACGACTTCGACTATTTTTTTTTTTATTTCTTCTAACATTATATTATGGTTTCTCAAAGAATCGGTTACTTTACGAAATAACTCGTGTATGTTTGCATCATCTTTTATAAAAGCAATTTTCAAATTACAAAAGAATTTTATACACTTTTCTATTATGACCTTATCTTTTTCGTCTATAAATTCATCAAGGTCATTTAATCCACTTTTAAAAATTTCAATATTGCTCATAAAACAAGATAAATATGATATTTTTATAGGTCGTAAACACAAAGCACCTCTTCCTTTTTCAAGTAAAACACAATGATTATAAGGAACATCAGTCTTGGTTACACTAACAGCTGCATTTCCATCTAATGTTATATAAACAAAATCCTTTGTATTTTTTGCTATTTGTATTAAGTCAGAATATGTTTTTATTAAAACTATACTCAAAATTTCTTTTAATTTATTAATATCTTTTTTAGACACCCCTTTAATCTCATTATCTACTTCATCTTCCTTTGTGACGCGACTACCTTTTTTAGAAGTATCTATTTTTAACAAGTTTTTTATAACTTCTATTATAACGGTAACAGATGATTTTTTTAATTTGAATGTTTTTTGTATAGTTCCTATAGTTATAGTTATATCTGTATATTCATAACCACCAGATAAAGAAAAAAACGGTTTAAATTTAATGTTTATATCTTTAAAAATTACCGTGCATTCTTTAATTTCCGCGTTTGTTCCGCCTGCTGATGCTGTTCCACCTGCTGATGCTGTTCCACCTGCTGATGCTGTTCCACCTGCTGATGCTGTTCC